TACAACTGGCATTTCTTTACTCACAACTGGCATAATTGCTTCTGGTGGAGAGAAAATTGAGTCTGTAGAGTCCGTTAGAAAGTTTGCTCCACGAATTTATGCTTCACAAAACAGAGCAATTACTGCAAATGACTATGAAGCTCTAATTCCAGCAAAAATTTATCCTGAAACAGAGTCAATTTCTGTTTTTGGAGGTGAAGATCTTGTTCCTCCTCAATATGGAAAGGTGTTTATAAGCATAAAACCAAAAACTGGAGATTTTCTTCCAAATTTGGTAAAAGAACAGATAAAATTAAAGTTGAAAAAGTATGCGGTATCAGGAATTGTCCCAGAAATACTTGATTTGAAGTATATGTATCTCGAAGCTGATTCAAAAATATACTATAACTCAAATTTAGCAGAATCTGCAGCATTTGTTTCTAGTGTTGTTCAAAATAATTCTAACAAGTATGCAGAATCAACTGAAATGAATAAGTATGGTGCTAGATTTAAATATAGTAAGTTTTTATCTCTTATTGATAATAGTAATGAATCAATTACTTCTAATATTACCACAATTAATATGAGAAGGGATTTGAGAGTTGTTTTGAATTCTTTTGCAGAATATTCAATTGGTTTTGGTAATGAATTTCATATTAAGAGAATGAGTGGATATAATATTAAATCATCTGCATTTAGAATTGCAGGAATAATGGATGATGTTTATATTGGTGATCTTCCCAATACTAATAAATTAACAGGGTCATTATTCTTCTTCTCTGTCCCTTCAATAGATTCAACAACTCCTACTGTTTTAAGAAGAAATGTTGGGACTATTGATTATAAGAATGGAGTTGTTACTTTAAATCCTGTTAATGTCCAATCAGGAATGATTAAAGATGGTCAAACAATTATTGAAATTTCAGCATGTCCTTCTTCCAATGATGTTATTGGATTACAGGATCTTTATTTGCAGCTAGATATTAATAACAGTAACTTTGAAACCGTGGTTGATGAAATAGCATCAGGACTTAATCCTTCAGGTTCTAATTATATTACAACATCAAGTTATGCAAATGGTAGTTTAGTTCGTGCTGGTGGACGGAATTCTACTACAGGTGGTGGAGGAGGTGCTACTACTGCAACTACTACTCCCACAACTTCAGGTTCAACATACTAAGATAGAAAAACTATAAAATGTCTACAAAAAAAATCCAATTTAATAACATAGTTCAGAATCAGCTACCTCAGTATGTTAGGAGTGATTATCCTTTAGTTGCTGAGTTTTTAAAATCATATTACCAAGGTCAAGAATACCAAGGTGGTCCGATTGACTTAATACAAAATATTGATAATTATACAAAAGTTGGTGAACAAGTAAGTCTTACTGAATATGTTGGATTAGGTGCTTCTGTAGGTGTTAGTGGTGATACAATTCAAGTTGATATGCAAAACAATCCAACAGGAACTCTGGGATTTCCAGATTCTTATGGTTTGTTAAAAATTAATGATGAAATTATTACATATACTGGAATAACCACTTTTGCTTTTACTGGATGTGTTAGAGGATTTTCAGGAATTTCATCTTACCAAAGTCCCACTAATCCTGAAGAGTTAGTATTTGAATCTACAACTGCATCTGAACATAATAAAGGAGATACGATACAAAACTTAAGTTCTCTTTTTCTTAAAGAGTTTTTAGTTAAAACTAAGCATCAACTTACTCCAGGATTTGAAAAGAGAAAATTTTCGACTAATTTAGATCAGAATGTTTTTATAAAACAATCTAAAGATTTTTACTTAAGTAAAGGAACTGATAGGGGATTTGAAATCTTATTTAAATCTTTATATAATGAAGATGTAAAAATTATAAGACCTTCTGAATTTCTTTTTACACCATCAAACGCAAACTATAAAATTACAAAGGATTTCGTTGTAGAACCAATATCTGGTGATCCAATGAATTTGGAATTATCTACATTATTCCAAGATGCATATCAGGGAGAAAATATTGAAAGAGCATATGGACCGATAACTCATGTCGAATCTATTAATGTTAGTGCAGGAACTACATTCTATAAACTTAGTATTGATGCAGGATATAATAGAGATTCTAGAGTAGAGGGTTCTACATATGGAACTTTTGTCACTCCACCTAGAACTAGGGTAATTGGAGAAGTAGGAGCTGGTATTACTGTTGTAGATGTGGACTCAACAGTAGGATTTGGATCTACAGGAGAATTGTATTTTAAATATATTGATAATACTACAGGAGTAAGTTCATATACATCTAAAAATTTAACTCAATTTTTTGGAGTTACTGGAGTTGGAAAAACCATTTTAAGTGGTGAAACTATTGGTATTAATACTTTTGCTTATGGAAAATCTGTTCTTGATCAAGATGAAACTATTGAAGTAAGAATTACATCTGTTATTGATGATCTTAATTATGAAAATACTAATTGTCTTTTTGATGTAGATGATACAGTAAAAATTAAAACTTTAGGTATTGGAGATACTGGATTTAGAGCAAAACAATGGTTTTATAATATTGCTCCTTTATATAAAGTTGAAAGTATTATTCTTAAAGATACCTCTGATTGGACGTATGAAATCATATTAACTACTGATCATGATTTTAAAGTAGGAGATAAATCAGTTGCTGTTTTAGTGGGTAGTGATGGGCGTAATTTACCTGTATCAGATATAAGTCAATTAACTTCTTCTAAATCTTTTATTATTAAAGGTCAAGGTGAAATTGATACTGATTTAACATATACAATAGAAAGACAGATTTTAAAAGCAAATGCTATAAATTTTTCTGAAGCATCTCCATATGTAACAAACGTACAAAATGTTTATAAGGAAAGAAATACTGAAAAATACCTTGTAGCATCTTCATCTATTCCAACCTATGGTTCTCAATCACTTGGTGTTAATGATGGAAAAATTGTTTTTAGTGGAAGTTTTAGTGGTGATGAATATCAAGTTATAACAAACGCAACAACCAGTCCTTCTGGAGTTCCTATTTCGGATCATGGATTCTATACAGGTGATGCGATTTATTATACACCACAAATAATCAATGATGCTTATGTAGATCCTACTAGTGGAACTTCTTTAGATAATTTTGTCATCAAATCATCTTTAATGGATGAGGGTCTTTATTTTGTTAAAAGAGTAAATGCAACAACACTTAAATTTGCTAAGAGTGGTTCTGATCTTTACAATGGCAAGTTTATTAATATTGATAATGATGGTGCAAGAAGTGGTATTGTAACTGATAACAAAATATCACCATTTAAGTTTAATAATAAAACATTAACTTCACAGAAAATTTTAAGAGAGATATGTCCACCAGATAATACAGGAACAGTATATGAAACTACTCCTGGACATACTGGTATATTGGTAAATGGTGTAGAAATTTTAAATTATAAATCTTTTGATCAAGTTCATTATGGTGAACTTACAAATATAGATGTTCTTGCAGGTGGAAGAGAATATGATGTAATCAATCCTCCATTTTTACATATTAAAGATCCTGTTGGTGCTGCTGCTACTGGGTACGTTGCAGTATCTGGATCTTTAAGAGAGATAAGAATTATTGATTCTGGATTTGATTATCAAACAACTCCTACAATAAAAATTACAGGGGGTAATGGATCAGGTGCTCGTGCTTCTGTAAATATGGAATCTGTGGAACATTCTGTTTCTTTTGAAGCAGATTCTCCTAGAGTGGTTCTTAATACAGGTAGCACTTTACCTTCTACTATTGGATTTACTACTTATCATAAATTAAAAAATGCAGAGCAAATTATATACGTTACCGATAATCAAAAAGTTGTTGGTGGATTAACTACTAGTTCGACTTATTATGCTGCTGTAGTTGGTACTGGAGGAACAACTATTAGACTTCATAAAGATGAAGCAGGTGCTTTAGCAGGTATTAATACTATTGCATTAACATCTAGAGGAGTGGGTAAGCACTTTATAAAATCTGTTAATAATAAATCTGTAGTTGAATCTATTAATGTTCTTTCTGGTGGAAGTGGATATGAAAATAAAAAGAGAACTGCTGTTCCTGCAGGTATAAACACAGCTTTAAACTCAATAAAAATTGAAAATCATGATTATGAATCTGGAGAAATTGTTAATTATACTTGCGATGGAACTCCAATAGCAGGACTTACTACATCTACTGATTTTTATGTTACCAAAGTAGATAATGATAATTTTAAATTATCAAGTGTTGGTGTAGGAACTACAAGTAGTGATTTTTATTATCAAACAAATCAATACCGTTCTCTTACTAATATTGGTGTAGGAACTCATACCTTTAATTATCAAGATATTACTGTAAGTATTATTGGAGATGTTGGTGTATCTTCAGTTGGATCTGAGACTTTTGAACTTAAAGTTCAACCAATAATTCGTGGTGAAATAACATCTATTCATTTATCCAATAATGGAGTTGGATATGGTGCATCAGAAATTATCAATTTTGTTAGAGAACCAGAAATAAGTTTATTATCTGGATCTAATGGACAGATTAAACCTGTCGTTGGAGTAAATGGTGATATTATTGAAGTTATTGTAGAAAATAAAGGTAGTAATTATAATTCACCTCCAGATTTGCAAATTAATGGAGATGGGGTTGGTGCTGTAATCACTCCTATTTTAAAGGTAGTTGATCTTAATGGAAATTCTTCTTCAGTAGGTATAGGAACAACCGTTAACTATGTAATAGACAGTGTTAATATAATTCATAAAGGAGCTGGATATTCTAGAGATAATACATCTATTGATGTTGTCTCTTCAGGAACAGATAGTAAAACTCGTGCTAACATTCAAAAATGGAGTGTTAATTTATTTGAAAAATATTATCAAACTCAACAACTTCCTGAAGATGATGGAATCATAAAGGATGGTGATATTCAACTTCAATATAATCACTTATATGCCCCTAGAAAGTTAAGGCAAACTGTTTATGCTACTAGTCAGGAGGGTGAATCTTTATATGGTGAACCAGATTTAAGAAAAGTTAATGGACAAGAAGTTCCTTCAGGTAATCATTCTCCAATTATTGGTTGGGCATATGATGGTAATCCAATATATGGACCTTATGGTTATATAAAGAAAGCAGGTGGAACTGTAACTCAGATGAAATCTGGGTATGTTGAAGAAGCTTCAATTAAAGAAAATAGACCACCTTTAAGTATTTTCCCTGCAGGATTTTTTACTGATGATTTTACATATAAAGCAGTTAGTGATGAAACTGTTTTAGATGAAAATAATGGAAGATTTTGTGTAACCCCACAATTTCCAAATGGAACATATGCATATTTTACAACAATTGATGATTCTGGTGCAGAACAAGGTGGGCAATTTAACACTTATAAGTTACCAGTATTCCCTTATTTAATTGGTAAGAATTATTATTCAACACCCAATGACTTTAATATATTATCTACTTCAAATCAAGATGATTATAATTTAGATAATAGTAAGTGGTGTAGGATTACAACTCCATATAACTTGATTCATGATGATGAGATATATTATCCATATATGCCATTGCCTGATAAGTTATCACAAAATATCAAAATTTTAGGAACTCAACCAGGTGTATTAGAAAGTATTGGAATTGAAACTGGTGGTAAGAATTATCAAATTGGTGACAAAGTAGTATTTAATAATACAGGTACTAGAGGAAGAGATGCTGGTGCTACAGTTTCAAGACTTCTTGGTAAAGCAGTAAGTAGTGTAAGTGCTGCTACTAGTAGTATAACAAATGTAGAAATTTATCCTTCAGATCAAAAAGGAATTTATAGTATTGTTTCTACAGAACCTCATCAATGGGTTAATAGGGATATTATTACAGTTACTGGATTATCTACTACATCTTCAGAAATTGAAGGGATTTATAATGCTGGAATTACTTCTACTAAACTTAGTGTAACTGGTCTTGGAACTACTGCTGTTGCAATTGGAACTGATGGTGCTACAGGTATAGTAACTCATATTGATGTTCGTGGAGATTTATCAAAACTTCAATCTAATGATCTTCTTGGAATAGGAACAGAAACTTTAAAACTATTAAATGTAGAACCTCTTCTTTCTAGAATTAGAGTTCTTAGGGCTGTTAATGGAGTTACAGGAGTTTCTCATACAGTAACTTCAGAAATTCTAGAAGATCCTAGAAGACTTACTGTTAATTCTGGATTTAGTTCTGATTATGAGTATAGAGTAAATCAACAAATTTATTTCAATCCTTCTGACTCTGTTGGTTTAGGTACACGGTCTGGAGTTGGTATTGGTAGCACAATTGTATTCAGCAATCCTGGAATTGGATTAACTCAATTATTCATTCAAACAAAAGCAATTTATATTCCTGATCATGGATTAAAGACAGGTGATAAATTAACTTATTCTCCAAATAGTGGAACTGGTCTTAATGTTAGATGGGATGGATCAGATGCTGTTGACACAGGTATATCAACATTTACAGATGGTCAAACACTTTATGCTGGAGTTATTACAGAAGACTTAATAGGTATATCCACTGTTAAGGTTGGTTTAGGTAGTACAGGTACTTTTGTGGGCATTGCAAGCACACAGAGGGGTAGTACAACAGTATTCTTCTCTGGATTGGGTACTGGAGTTTATCATAGCTTTAAGACTAATTATGATGTAATTACTGGAGAGATTCGTAGAACTACTGCCACAGTTTCTACGGGTGAAACTCATGGTTTATTGAATTATGAAAACGTTTATATGAATGTGGTTTCTGGTCTTACAACGACTGTAACTGTTAAGTATAATGATTATAATAGAAGAATGGTAATAGATCCAAAATCATTTACTTCTTCTGGAGTTAATACCACAACTAATGTAATTACGATAAACGATCATGGATATAATACAGGAGATAAGATTATTCATACAGCATCTACTCCTGCTGGTGGTTTGAGCAATAATGGAATTTATTATGTTGTAAAGGTTGATACTAATGCATTTAAATTAAGTGAAACTGAATTTGATTCTAAAGAACCTAAACCATTAGTTGTTGGTCTTACTAGCACTTCTGCAGGAACAATAAATCCAATTAATCCACCAATAAAAGTATATAAAGATTCTAAGGTAGAATTTAATCTTTCTGACCAATCTTTAGGATATGTAGCACAATCTACAAATTATCCAGCTTTTGCATTAAATTTCTATACTGATGAGAATTTAACAAAACAGTGGGATACTTCTCCAGAGTCTACAACTTTTAATGTTACAAAAACTGGAACTATAGGAGTAACAACTGATGCTAAAGTAACTTTATCTGTTACTAAAGATATTCCAGAAAAACTTTATTATCATTTAGATCCTATTGTTGAAAGTACAATACCTTTTGTTAAAAAAGAAATAGATGTAGATATTGATGTTTTATCTGGAAATCAAATTCAACTTACTGATAGTGATTATAGTGGTAAGCAAAGAGTTACAATAGGTGCTACTAACCAATTTACATACACTTTAAAAGAACCACCAGAAAGACTTTCTTACGGAACAACTTCTTTCATATCTTATGAAACTGATAGTCCATCTGCATATGGTGCTATTGCAAATTTTGAAATAAAAAATAAAGGTAGAAATTATTATAATCTTCCTGGTATTTCTACAATTAATACTGAAGTTGGTAGTGGTGCAATTATTGAAGCAAGAAGCACTTCAGTAGGAAAAATTAAGAAATTAAAAGTTCAAGATATTGGATATGATTTCCCATCTGATACTACATTAAAACCAGATGCTGCTCTACCTCAAGTTATTAAGATAGATGCTTTAATGTCTATTGAATCTATTGGAATAACATCTTTTGGAAGAGGATATGTTTCTGCACCAGAATTAATTCTTGTTGATGGAAAGACTGATAAACCAATTTTAGACGCTGATCTAAAGTATACATTAGGAAATTCTAATGTAGAAATTCTTAAGAATACTAAAGGTATTAGTAATGCACCTGCAAAGATTATTACTGATAGGAATAGCAATGGTGTTGGAATTAGTACAGTTGGATTTAATACTGAAAACTATGATGTAACAGTTACATTATCTGTTGGATTTAGTACTGCTGACACTTTCCCAATTGCGGTAGGTGATGAAGTATTTGTTGAAGGTGTTGGTGTTGGTGTTGGTACTACTGCAAGAGGATATAATTCTTCAGCATATGAATATAAACTTTTCACTATAACAGCAGTTGATGAAAATTATGGTGGTATAGGAACTGTTACATATAACCTTTCCAATTACTTTACAGGATTAGCACCTGGTCTATCTGCAGGAACATATGATTCTGTCAATTCTTCTGGAAGAATTGTTCCTCGGAAATTTATGCCTACATTTGATGTTAAATTGAAACCTAATGATTTTTCTGATGGTGAGGTAGTTACTGGATCTATTAGTAGCACTAGAGGAACAGTCCAAAGTTGGAATCCAAATACTGGTATTTTAAGAGTTACTAATACTGATGGATTTGTAGTTAATGATGTTTTGAAAGGATTAAGTTCAAGTACTCAAGGACTTGCTTCATCTATAAAAACTTTTGATTCATATATTAAATTAAATGCAACTTCTAGAGTAGAAAAAGGATGGGAAACTGATTCTGGATATCTTAACTCTAATTTACAGAGAGTTCAGGATAGTGATTATTATCAAACTCTTTCATATTCTCTAAGTTCTAGAGTTGATATGGAAAAATGGAATGATCCTGTTTCTTCCTTAAATCATACATTAGGATACAAGAAGTTTTCTGATTATCAATTAGAATCAACTGCTGCTGCTAGAGTTGGACTATCTACAGAATTATCTGACGTTTCTGTTGTGAATGATCTGTATGGTGTGGGTAACCTAAACTGTGTATATGATTTTGATTTGGTAAGTGAAAATGCTTTGCAGGTTAATGAAAATGATGCTGTTTCTACTGAAATAACTTTCACTAGTAGAATATTAAAAGATTATTCAGAATCTGTTGGGAATAGAGTGGTTTCTATTGATGACTTTAGTGGCACATTTAATAGTAATCCAAGAGCAACTAGATTTACCACTGTTAATAGTTGGACACTATCAGAAAGAAGAGCATTAAAATATATCACATTTGTAAGAGATAAGAGATTTACTGCTCAACGACAATTAATGATTGTTGATATTATCCACGATGATAGCATTGGATATATTAATCAATATGCAAGAGTTGAATCAGTTTATGGTCAAGGAGATTTTGATTTTGCTATTTCTGGTAGTTTAGGTCAATTAAACTTCTATCCAATCAAATATTCTGTTAATGATTATTTTGTTACCACTCTTTCTTATAATCTTGATGATAATCTATTAAGTACTGGTAGTACTGTTATTGGTAGATCATTAGTTGATTCTGAAAGTGTCACAATTGGTACTGGAATTGGAACTACAACAATTGTAGGTATTGCAAGTACTTACAGATCTGCCAAGGTAATTATTAATATTAATCCTGATATTAGTGGCACTGAACATGAATTTAATCAATTGAATATTATCCATAATGGTGATGAAGTTGATATAATGGAATATGGAAAAATGACTACCATTAGTAATGTTAGTGATATGACTAGTGGTTTGGGAACTTACCGTGGTTATATTGATGGAACAGAACTCAAGGTTGATTTTATTGCCAATTCAGATGTTGGTATAGGAACAACTGGTGTTATTAATACTATTCTTGTTGGTATGGCAGATTCTGCTTATACGGGTATTGGAACAGTTGATCTTAAACATGCAAGATTAGAATCAAGAACCACTGAAATAGCATCTTCTTCTTCACCTGGAATTGCTACGGTTGGTGAATATACTTCTGATTATGAAGCTGCTTATGGAACTGTACAGGTTACTGATACAACAAACCAAGTTTACTCTATGTTTGAGTTTGCTGTAGTTACTGATTATGTTGAAGGTACAAATACTGAGACATATGATGTAGATTGGGGTAATGTTGCTTCTGGAGTGTCTCCAACTGGTCTTGGAACTTTTGGATCAAAAGTATCTTCTGCAGGAACTGTTTCCTTACTCTTTACTCCTG